AATCAAATGACCAACAGTTATATAATTCATTTTCTTGTTGTTGATATAAAAAACCAAAGTCAGTAAATTCATCAAATCGTATCTGTGTTTTTTCAGGTGTTCTAGTAATTTCAGGTTGGCTACGTAATGATATTGCTTGTAATACAGTATCAAAATTACATTGTGTATTTCTTTTATGTAGCCAAGGTATCAATTCTTCATCTACAACCGGACGGCTTCGATTGACTACTCCAGTAGGTGTAATATCAAATAGTGTATAGCAAGTAATAGTGTAACTCATACTACTATTTAATAGAGGTAAAAAAACCCGAGAAATTCTCGGGTCCTTTTATTCAAGTTAAAAATTAACCTGTGAATGTAGCTGTAGCTGTTGTAGTTACAGAATTAGACAAGCTAGCTGCCGTTAGAACTGCTTCAACAGCGGCATCTAAAGTTGTAGTTGTCCATGCACCTGTTGGATATACAGCCATTGCTAATGTGTCATTAGTGTCGTCTGTATACTCATACAAGTAAACTGTAGCTAATTGTTGTGTAGCTTGGATGATCAAGTTAACTTGAGTACCTGTCAAAGCACCAGTAGCTGTAATCGTGAAGAAGTCTAGCTTAGGACCTTGTGGTTGAACTGTAGCCGCTGAAGTAACAGCGTTTGCACCGCTGTTTGTGTATGACGGTAAGTCATAGTTAATTACCGGTAGCAAGTCGCCGTTTGTTTTTGTAAATTGTGACATTTTAAAATTCCTTTAAGTTTGTGAGCATATAGCTCTACTATTATTTATGCCTGGCAACAAAAAATGTCGGTTTTGGGCTTAATTTATCCTCGTCCACCCAAATGTTGTGCGCTAAAGCCACCTAAACGGTCTACATACTTGACTCCGTGTGCTACATAGCCTTCTTGGCTCTCTGCACCCCCTTGCAAGTAACCCTTGACTGGACTCTGTTTCCCGGCAACATCTAAGTCATTATATACGTGCATTTTAAGCTTGTATACCTCAGCCCAGACTCTATACAAGTTAAGCATACCCTTTTGATTAGCTTTGATGTGATTCAATATCATTTGTTTATTGTTGTCTGGCATCTTTGCGTTCGTATCTAACTTCTGCTGTACATAATTCATAAAGTCTTTACCCATCATCTTCAATGCATTATTGATAACAGCATCACGCTGTTTGGGAGTTTTACTAGCACTCAAACTAGGGGCAATTTTTCTTACTTCATAGTTAATATAACTAGTGAGGTATCCTTTAAAAGCATTGTTTGTTGTTATGTTAGCTAATGGTATACCAGCTACAAACTTATCAATACTAGGAGCTAGAGGTGCTAACATCTGTTTAACTCGTTCAATAGCATCATCCCATCCTGCAGTATTCATTTCAGGAGTAATAGCCATCTTACTAGGGAGTATAGCTATACTAGACTTTGGTGAAACTTGGAGATTTCCCAAACCACCATTAAGTGATTGGGAGAACATAGTTGCTACGTATTTTTCGTTACTACCCCTACGTTTTGCTTCTATATTTGCTTCTAATGCTTTTTGATGTGCATCTGCTGGTATAAACTGATGTACAGCTATGCCGGCACGTTTACCTTTTATATTCTGTTGTGCAAAAGGACTATTTGCTTGAATTTTATATTCAATTCCTGTAGGATTGGGTCTAAAGATATAGAATCCATTTGTATCTGTTAACGGTGCACCAAACAGTACATCACCCCAGTAGTATCCGGGAGTGTTAGGAGTTGCTTTTTGTAAGCCAGGCCATAGATTGGTAATGTCTTGTATCATAGTTCCCCTGTCTACTCCTCTATTTACATCATATTGAGCAAACTGTTTAGGACTGAATACATTTCTACCACTGTCATCTACTTTGTCAAACATATGTTTGTCCATAACTCTGAACTTACCATCAGGGCCATTTCCAAATATTAGTGCAGGACTACCGTCCCACTTGATTGTTGCTTGCTCTGGTTGTTGTAGTGTAGAAGTCATTCGGTCTAGTGCATTTTCTAAACCTTCACTACCTTTCATAACAATTATATCTTCTGGATGTGTTAAATGTGCTGTGGTCAACTCGGTCTCTGATAATATAATAGAGGATAGTTTATTGCTTAATATAGATAACGATTCCGATAAATTCATAACTGCTCTTTGTCACTGTTTTTCTTTATTGATTTGGAAAACTTTCCTTGGTCACGTGATTTAATCGCACCAAGCAACTTTCTCTCTAATATCTCTGCTTGTTCTTTAGGATAATTCCTATTAATCATCTCTAACAAATTGATAGCACTAGTAATGATGTTGTGGGCTCTACTCTCAATAACATGACTTGTATCACGATTATTGCCGATAGCTTCCAATTCCTGCAGAAGGCTGCGAGTTTGTTTTTGCATAATAGTTTCCTAATAGTATTTATCTACTTTACGGTTTTATTTCTTTAAACTATTCAGCAAATTCTTCAATTTTGATCCCTGAACATCTACTACAATTTTCTTGTTTTCCGCCTCTAATATCTCTCCTGTAGCCTGATCTATGATAGGTTCTGTAGATTGTAAGGTAGATTGTGGCTTCAAATAACTCATAATCTGAGTAGCACTAGGTTGTGGTCTATAACTATCATCACCATCACCTCCGTTGTCACTAATACGCATAGTTTCAATATTGTACTCTAGGTCAATTTTCATGCCAACACCAGTTGAACTACGGGACTTCATACATTGGATCTGATACTTCCCACGCTCCCGCATACTACGACTTGTAAAGATACCAAACACATTATCTGCTGTATTAATCTTACTGATACCACCAGCAATATGACTATGATCAAACTCAATCTCATCCACCGCACTACGATTTAACTGTGACGCTGTTACCATTAAAATACTCATTTCTTTTGCAAGATTACGCAATTCTTCAGCAACATATTTGTCTTTGATAAACTGATCGTTAGGGTTAACTTTAACAGAGACAGGCATTACTAGATCCAAATAATCAATCATCACAAAATCAATGTTAATACCTGTTTGAATCTGAACCTCTTTTAAATAAGCACGAATGTCATTTACATTGCTTTGTGCTGGTAATGCTTTAACACGATATTGTCCTGCTTTCTTACCAACCATCTTAACTTTAAGTTCAGTTGATCCAATATCTTTACGAATATCTCTTGTGCCCATATTAGTTAACATCGCATCAGTACGCAAACTAGTTAGTTCTTCACTCAATTCTAATGTGACATATACCCCACTCATACCTGTCTGTAACCAATTTAATGCTATGTTCATCATTACAAGTGATTTACCTGATCCTGAACCACCCGCAAAGATATTCAATTCTCCACGACTCATGCCACCATAAAGAATCTTATCCATCTGTGGCCAGCCTGTACTGACTTGCCCACCACTGTTAAAGTATTTGTTAATACGCCCTGCCGGATCAGCAAAATAATCTGTACCCATGTCTTTTTGTAAACTGATTTGTACCGCATCTTTAATTAATTTTTCAACAGGACCAAAATCACCCTTCTCAAGTAAGTCAGCACTTTTTAATATTGCTCTTTCTAATTCTTGTCGTTTAGTAAATGATTCAAATTCTTCAAAGAACCAATCATAATGTCCCTGACTCAATTCAGGTATTATTTCAAGATCCATACCAGTTAATGCTTTAATTTGTGTACTGTCGGGTAGTACCCCATATTTTGTTGTATGTTCTTTAAATAACTCTGCTGCCGATCTTAATGATTTATCAAAGTTCTCCGAGTTCATAATGTTCATAACTCTGGTGTATAACTCGGCATTTGTAATCATCATTTGCAGAAACAACTTCTGCAATTCTACACTATATTCTTTATTATCCGATTGTTTTCTCAATTTTCTTCCTCTGTATTTCTATTTTTATTTTACTCATTGTAGCACTTTGCAAGATGCTTAATAGAGTTGGCAACTTGCCATATCTTACAACAGCATCGTTGACGTCCTTAATATCCGGTTCCCAATTAGGTAAACTAACGCTATAGCCTAATTCTAATGCTCTATCACATATCTTTAAACCTGTTTTATCTCTATCAGGTACTACAATAATTTGTTTATTTAATGACGCAATTAATTGTGCTTGTTCATTGCTAATGTCATCGTGCATAATTGCTATACCATCAATACTTAATGCATCAAATATGCCTTCAGTCAATATACATACTTGCCATTCGGGTTTCTGTATATCAATATTGAACACATAGCCAGGCTGTTGTTCGTTAATGTATTTTGTATTTTATTGTCTAAGAATCTGCTAGTGTGACCAACAATTTTATTCTTATAAGTGTAGGGAATGATTATTCTATTTGCGTAACGACCTTTTGCAGTTGGTGTTATTAAGAACGGATACTCATTATAATTTATCCCCCTCGACTGCACATAATCAATGTACACTTTGTGTAATGGATTATTTCCATCTAACATTTCACCTTCAGGTAATTCATGATCCTTGAATTTGATTTTTATTTTAGTTTTCTTTTGTATAACAATTTCAAGTAAATCTTTTTGCTGTAGGCTTTCTATGCTCCACTTACCTATTTGGGTGTCATCAATGCCGCACCATAACAATAGTTGTTTTGTTTTATAACTTATGCTACGACCTAATACAAAGTTACATTTGTATCCACAGTTAAAGCAATGCATAGACCAGTTAGTTTGTCCGTCAAACTTAATACCACCACGCATTCTGCGATCAGGTTTATGACCAAGATGACCACAACAGATAGCATTAAAGCTATGCCATCCGCTACTTGTAGTCTTTTTCTTGCCGGGAATTATGGATAAAATATCAAACATTAGTAGTAGTATAACATACTCTAACAAAGATATCAACAACTATGGTTGTTTATCTTGTCAATATATTTGTTACTGCACCGGCATTGCTTTCAAATTGCATTCTGATATATGGGTGAAAGCCTTCTACAACATACCCTTTTGTATCGGTTACTTCTTCATATGTGTCGGCAAAAATTGGATACCAATCTCCGTCGACAATAGTAGAACCTTCAATAGCAATATTGCCATAATAGTCACTATACTCAGCTTGTATTGTCAATATGCTAGCATCACTGGTAGTAATAACGCTTGTATAATATATCAAATTGCTATCGCTATTACCATTGGCGTTGGTATTAGGAAATGCCTGTCCTGTAGGAATAGATACTTCCATTGAAGGAATAAAGCTAGGAAGGATGCTATTAACTATATTCAAATCACCACGTGCTCCTGCATTTTGGTCTACAAATACAGGGAAGTCAAACTCTCCGGTTGGGATTTCTAATGAATAGTAACATTTTTGTGCATCAAAGCTGGCTATATCAGCAGGATTTAATTCTAAGGCTGCAATACCTGTCGCTGGTAATTGTAGTGTTAATGCTTTTTGTAATAGCACCGCACCACCGGTATTGTTAATAATTCTACATACAATAGATTTACCTGTGATATCTACCGGTTTCTGTTGCTGATTAAGGAACTGAAACTGTATTTGATTGTCTACACCTTTGTGTAGGGTCAGTGGCTTGGCATACTGAGGCATATAACTCCTTGGCGAATATCCTGATAATAATACAACGATCTGGCGTTGTGTATAAACGAAAACTTGGGTTGAGTACACAAATGTAATCTCCTATTGTGTATTTAGTCTCCCATATATATTATTTTATTAATGGTTTGGGAAGGGTGATAAATATATCCGAGACTATAATTTTAATGATACAAAACGAGTTTTTTAAACGCTTAGGCGAAAATCATCCCTTCATAACTATTTGCTCCTACGCAAATCAGGATTATGTGGGAATTGTCCAGAACCGAGACGATATAGTTACCACTATATACGACTACGGTGCTATAATAGATAATGTAATTAAAGAGAAATTCCTAGAACTAGGAGATGTTTGGTGGTGGGAATCTAATAGATTAATCCCCATAAATCTATTTTTAAAAGACGAATGGAGTATCTTTAGGCCCTATATTAGAACGTTTAATAACAAAAGTCTCACAATACTACATGGTCCTGTATGTAGTATAATTGAATTAAACAAACGTAGAAGTAAACGCCGTAGTATTACTTTAGTAAAACGTTTACCCTAACAAATTCATATGAACTGCAACAAGCCATGAATAACTTATGGCATGTGACTTCTTAAAAGTATATCCATCAGTTCCCTTATCCCATACAGTTTTAGCAATATCACTCCATTGTTTACCTATTAGATGCTTTTTACCGGGGCGAATAACAGCTAAAAACATAGCTAATCTAGGAATACTATCTACTGGTTCTCGCATCTTTTGTAGATTATAGTACTGATTATTCAAATGAATCAATTTTTCTACAAATACAGGATCTTTAAGTTTACTCCATTTGGGTTCTCTCATCAATTCTATAAGATGTGCTTCATCACGAACCTGATTATAAACATGAACGTTCAATAAATCTAATTTGAAATATCCACGTTTATCTGCGGAAGTATAGTCAATACTTGCTATATTGTGTACTGGATCATATGGTACGTCAGTAATATAAACTCCAGTGGCATGATTACGTATAGGCTTAACATTACGCATTGCCGCTCTTGTGTGAGGTATTAATTTTAATAGAGTATCTCTATCTCCGAAGTCAATGTCAATATCACTATCAATTCTCATTACTTAATCCTAATTTGGTATACGCTTTTTGTACAACAATGGCTTGTCGTTCAGCATCTTCTACTGCTTTATGACTGGTGACATGCCCGCCATCTTTTAATTTGACTCCGGCAATCTCATACAAGGTACGAGTATCTCTGACTGTATAAAAAGGCCACGGGGTTCGCATTTCAAGATTTCTCCAGGCCGACTCTGCCACAACCACGTCAAATGATGCACCATTACTCCACACAGCACGACGATTCCAACAAAACTTATAAAGTATCTCCATACATTCTCTAAACGGAATTCGTCCAGTTTCTCCCATAGCCTCTTCAAGAGCTTCAGGACTTTGCTCACTCCACCATCGTAATGTATCTTCATTTATACTCCTATTATAAATTTCTGTTTGTTCTTCAATTGTAGGTCGCAATTCTAATCGCTCAACAACTCCACTACATTTAGGATCAAATCTTACTGCGCCAATAGTTAGTATAACACAATCAGGACTTGTGTCAAGCGTTTCCATATCAATCATTATATCTTGTGCCATATTATGCCTGTAATGTTTTCCAAATATATTTCTTCTCTAAGTAATCTTGAAACTTTGTTGCTTCATCTTCACTATTAAATACTACGCCTTTGATATCATACATATCTTCTAGGTATCTAGCATAGTCGCCGTTAACATCTTGTGCCCAAGTGTTTGAATTAATCCACATAACATCTAGTTCTCCACCACTTAGTACACCAGCCATTATTGCAATACCAACTTCATCACTACCGATATCAGCAAACAACACAGCCAATAATCTTTTCTTTGTGTCAAACTGTCGGATGTTCTCCCATTTAGGCCATGATACTAGAAATTTATCGTTTTGTACAGAGGTTATGGGAAATAATTGATTCATTGGAATTTTAATAAAAATATTAGATACTTCTTTTCGTCAACAATCTCATAACCGTCAGTTATGTTACCATTAACTATGTTCATTTTTAACCCATATTGTCCAGTAAGGTAATCCTCAAAATCATATGCGTCAAACTCTTTATTCTGTGCCATATATTCTTTACGAACTTTTTTCAATGCTTCCCAATAATTCCAACGATTTTTACGTTGTTCTATATTTGGATCGTCATCATCATAATCCTGTATTTGAGGTATTGATGCCATCAACTCCACCTCAACGTAAACAAAATGTAATCTTTTTCATATCTAAACTTAAAGCTGATTAGGTCATCATCAGTTATGCCCCATCTACAATGTCTTTCATGTTTACCTATATTAGTTTCTAACCATTTAACTATTTCATTATATTTGTCAAGATGTTTAACATGTACAGTACATTCATGCCAGCCGGGTTTAGTATTTTCCCAACCTACAGCATAATCATAATGTTCAATTATCATTGCCATTTTAGTGCAAAGTAACTAGCATTACTATCATTGTAAAAAGTAAACCTTGCATGTCGTTTTACAATAGGTTCATGGCTAAAATTGTCATATTTTTCTTGGTAATAAGCATAATCAAAATCAACTCCTTGAACATAACCCATGTTTCGTAACTCATGTCCTATTTCCATAGTTCTTTTAGCAGTAATATATAAGATAACGTCAGCCACAGGTCAACTCAAATAGAATGGCATCTTTTTCATCTTTGAAGTAAAAATCCATATAATCTTCAGTAGCATGTGTTTCAAACTTGTCACCGGGTAATCCAAATTGTTCTACTACCCAGGCACAGGTTTCATTCCAATCGATTATATCTCCCTTTTTCCAGGATATACGAACTCTAGTACCCGCCGACATTTAATAATTCCTTGCTGAAGCAAATGTAGTCATCCACTCTTGTATACCAAATATCGGACCATTTCCTGTATGGGATATCCCGGTATAGTGAGTTGGTATAAAATAGTGTGATGGCCAGATTTTTAGATTATTGTATTTTAGCGAATTATATGCGTTGGTTAATCTAAGTGGTCCGGTTTTGATCCAAGGTAAATTATCTGTAATATCAGGATCGTTATATATTTCATCAATAATTCTGTTAAAAAATAAATTATTGGGAATTGATGCCATGTATCCAACAGCAATAAGTCCTGGCCGCGCTGTTTCATTTTCCCATCCAGCACAAGCTTCTGCGTCAAATAACCAATCTTCTAATGGTTTGATACATGTTGAATCGGCATCAATACAAAATCCACCCTCGTTGTATAAAATTTCATAGCGCATAATATCAGCAATACCACTCTTACGACTAATTTCAAACTTGTCATCATCCCAAAGTTTGTCCATAGCCTCTCGATTTCTCCATGGATAGTTATAATATTCAGTGTTACCCCAGACTTTAACTATCCAGGTAGTATTAAGATCGACCCAAGTTTTAATACAATCACTAGGTATTTTAGATTCGTCACCTATCCAAACTATGTGAATAGTTTTTGGTATTTTAATAGCCGCCGGCATTTAATAATTCCTTAACTTGTTTAACATTCGCAGGATCACGATTGAACTTTAATGCCCATTGCTCTGGATTAATGTAATCCATAATCATCTTCTGCTGGTCATCACGTAATGTACTTAAGAATTGGACACCACTATCACTTTGATATAACATCCAGGGACTAATTCGTCCTCTAGCAATCTCATAACATATATTGTTAGGATTGCCATAACGTAAATAATCTCTGCTTTGAATCTTTTCAGCTTCAGCTTTTTCTATTGTTATTTCAATACTACGATGTATCGCATCTAACGGATCTTCAATACGCAAATATTCACACAAGAACTTTGTGTAATTAGTATCTTGTCTCCAATTGTCAATGCGAATTGAATTCTTTAATAACCAATCACTAAATCTACTAACATTGATACATTTAATCTCTACACAATATAGACCAAACTTAATGAACGCAAGGTAATAAGGATTCTTAATGAATTCTTCATATGTACGATTCTTTGTACCTGCAGTATTCTTCTTATAAAACTGTAACCAAGCTTGGAAACCTACACGATTACCTTGACGGTCACGTTCTAACCATCTACGTTTAGGTTCGCATATGTGTTTAAGTACAGTACTTTCACGTTGGAACGTAGCTTTACAAAACTCACATCCATATGCTGATTTAGTTTCCTCGGTCTTTTTCATATTGCTTAATATCTTCTTCAGTCACCAATTGACTAAGAACTTCTATATCAGATTGTTTTAAGTTAGGGTATGTTTCTGCCAAATAGCATTTACGTTTATGTTCTTGTACAAATGCTTTTGCTATCTCATCAATATCATCGCTATCTACTTTGGGATAGATTTTAGTGTAATATTCTTTAATATCTTTTGCTTTAGCAGGCTCTTTTAATGATGTTACTTTACTACCTAAATGAGGAATCCACTGATGAAATTGTTTGCCTAATCCAGGACTACTAGCACATAACATATACCATTGCAATTTAGGATGCTTCTGTACATATTCATTGAATAGATATTTATTTGCGTGATAGTCAACACTACGCAAGTAATAACCTTGAACATCTCCTGAACCTTTGATAGCACTCATCCAATGTGTCATCATATAGGGAACAAACTTCTTTTGTTGTTCTTCTGTTAACCTATCATAATACGCATAGTCTTTCTTGTCCATAGCCGTAAGAGCATCAAACAAGTCAAAGTCTTGTGCTACAAATTTCTCATCAATAGGAGTACTCTTTTTAGTTGCCATTAGAATGCCTGACTATAATCTACAATCTCACAGTTACGACTAATCTCTTTTACAAAATATACACATCTTGGTTTAGGACCATCATCTAATGGCACACATAAGAATTGGCCATTCTTTAATCTAGGTGCATACCATGTCACATCATGGTAAATATCTACAATCTCAATTGGTACAAAACTTGGGCTAAAGCTTGTTAAAGGATTAAACTCAAACGCATTAAATCCTCTATCATTGATACTTGTTAAAGGCAATGTCTCTAAGTCTCCGTGTTCTTGTTCGCCAATCAATATTTGCCAATCTACTGGCATCTTAACAGTTTGATTCCCGATCTTTAATACAAGTGCAGGACTGTTAAATGATTCCAAAAAGATTAATGGGATGTAATGATAATCTACGTTTTGTGGATTACTGTTATCTAGTATCGCAAAGCGAAGGTCGTCTATTTCCTCCGGCAATGTCTCTAAATTATAAAATTCGTTTTCAAGTGTTAATATACGCATGTTGTTATTCTATCACATTCTTATCTATAAGTCAACTTTTATTTGTTGATTGGGTAATTGGATTTAATTGAATCAAAATAGTTATCAACATTAAATGCTTTATCGTCAATCCATATATCATATGAGGGTTTACCCGTTTTAGCGGTTGTATACTTAGCACCCCAATCATTTAATTGTTTAATAGTAAGTTCATCCCAGTTTATTCCACTTCCACTTCCACGTGCTGTCCAATAATGGATTTCATTACCTTCATCATATAGTTTATTAAAATACTCAATACGGTCAACAATAGGTTTAGCATTTTCGTATACACGTTGTTCAGTTCCAGTACAGATAGTACCATCAATATCTACTATAAATTTCATTACTTTACTTTCTTTATCTATAAGTCAACTTTTCTACATCAAACGGGTAATTAGCCTCTTTATAAAAAGCTTTACGTTGGGTCAAATGCCTTTTGGCAAATTTACAACTACTGGTTATGTCGTAGATTTGTACATGGTCTTTATCTTCAGCTTTTCTAATCCCACGTCCAATACTTTGTATAACCCGAACAAAACTTTTTCCGGGTTCTATGAGAACAAGATTAAAAATACGGGGTATATTGATACCAACAGCAGCCACACCATAAGTAGCCACAATAATTTTATTAGTGCTTGTCGCAACTTCATCATATTCTTCCTTACGTTCATTCATATTAGTAGCACCACTGACAAATACACTTCCGGGCAATCTACTAACAATCTCTTTTCCTGCATTAACCCTATCAACAAGGATCAATGTGTTACCTGTATCATTAATACCATTTATTAAACTAGCTATCTTATCCAATCTTTCACTATCTTCTAGTAAATGTTTTAATTCACTTTGATAGTTAGTAAACTCTTTACCATCTTGTAATTGAATAATGTTAACATAACAACGTGCTAATACACCTTGATCCTGTAATTCACTTGCTGATAGTTTACCAATAACGTTACCCAAACTTACATATATACTTTGTGCTTCAAACTTTGCTTTAGGGATAGTTCCTGTTAATCCCCAACGAATGGGCACTTTAGCAAATACACCAGTTAGCAATGTTTTTAGTGCGTCAGCTTTTGCCATATGTACTTCATCAACCATCACACATACAACACCTTCAATGAAGTCTCCAATATCCACTTCTGCTTCACCTGCTTTTGTTTTCTTAAGCATATTGTTAAGACTTTGCCAAGTACAGATAGTATGTGTTTTGTTATATTCTTTACGATCACCAAAATATACACCAACATCTAATCCTAGATTAATGTAATCTGCTTCTGTTTGTGTTACCAGTGACTTGTTTGGAACGATGACAATACTACGACCATACTTTTCTATAGTATAACTTAGTGCCGCAGTCATTAGTGTCTTACCTGCCCCTGTAGCAATCTCCTGTAATGATTGCGGGTTTTCTAAAAAGTTGTTTACTAGTTCAATTTGATAATCACGTAAAACTACCGGTTCACCTTCTTTGGGATGACCTTTAGGCCAGTTCTTATTTTTGAACGTATCCTCGGACACTTTGTCGAATGTAAAGGTTGTTGTGTAATCTCTTAAATCCTCTAGTTCAATGTCATATCCTGCATTGTCTAGGTAAGGGAGTATTTCAGGTAGTAGATTGATATAAGTACTACCGGCTAAACTGAAATAGCTTACCTTACCATTCCATCTACCTAATCTTACTGCAGGTAGATAACGTGCTCCGGGTATTTCGTACTCAAACATTTTCATCAGTGCTTTGCGCTCCGATAGTTCAAGACCCTCAATCTTTACATTCACTTCGTCTTTGACGATTATTTTACATTGTTTCATTCTTTTCCAAGTTAACTGGTTGACTATTTACCACGGTGATTACTTTTGCTGTATTAGCATGATCTGTATCAGATATCAATTTGAATTTAATTACTACTGGGAATTTATACTTACTTGTATTATCGTGTATCATCATTCTTGCAGAATCGTTATAACGTATTCCTGCAAGTTCTAATGCTTGTTTTAAATCATTTTTAAACTTTACATTAGTTGATAGTCCCACACCTGATACAGTAACATAATCACATTTGATGTTTTTTAACCAAGGAACAATATCACATATGTTGGTTAATTCTACTTTAGGATTATATGAACCAGCAAATCGTTCTTCATCAGTTAATAAAATACTGTTATCAATTTCAATTCCGTATCTTACTAGTTCAGCTAATGTTGTTAATTCTGTAGTTAAAGTAATATGTTTAATAGCTTCATCTAATGCAGAGTTAGTAGATGCTATCATATAATTCCCATTAACGCAAACTAATGTGGGTGTCCAATATTTTACATCTTTATAATACTCTTGCTGGTTTAATATTTTGTTAACATTGTCACTAAACCTAATTTCATTGAAGAAAATTGCAGTCATACGTAATGCTAGTTTTAAAGAAAAGGTACTCAAATCAGCAATATAGTATTTATTTGTATTATCCCATACAAAACTAGATTGACTAAGGTTCCTGAATGCTGTAATAAATGCTTTATTATAGGGTGTTTTAAGAATGACGTTATCATCTACGATACCTATATGAGCGGATGTATATTCATCAGTAGTTTCTACTACAAGTGTTTTCCAAGGAAGCTTTGATAAATCCTTAATAAACATTTGATTTTTTACAAATTGACGTTCATATTTTTCAATAAGTTTATCAACTAAATTTGATTGATTACTAGTTATCCGATTTTTAACTAGAATAATTTTTTCAAGATTTTGAAGGAATCTAATATCATACCTACTTAATCTTAAGTTGGTAACCATAAAATATACTAACTGTTCTTTGTTATTAAATTCAACCATTCAATAATTATACAACAAATAAAACAAAAAATCAATAAAAAAGGAGAGACCGAAGTCTCTCAAAAGTGATTAACGAAGGAACGAAAAACTTATCGAAACGGGCTTATTGACATTGCCGTTACGCACACTGCAGGGGTTATGCTTTCATACAAGTTGTCTTAGCAAGATTCTGCCAGTTGCCGGGACTGATCTTAACCAAGTCCGCAATCTTCAAACACATACGCAAGGACACTTCACGCAATTTAGTATGATTGTCCCACATGAAGTTAATCACAGTTTGTGATTGTTCTTCATTAAAATCATAATCTTTAAACAAGCCACCATCAGCATCACGATGTACTTGCTTGATACGCAACATCTTGTCACGATCACCATCGATTGTCAAGTCAAGAAAGTGACAACGTGACTGCAAAGCCTCTAAGTGATCCTGCAATTTCTTAGATTTCAGATTGCCGAATTTCAAGTTAGTGATAAAGATAGCACTACCATTGAAGTTGAAAGTATTCGGGATACCTTCTTCACGCAACAAACGTGAATCACTATTCCAGCAAATTCTACGAGTCTTGCCTGAATCAAGTGCGGCCTTAAGAATGTTCAAACTCAAGTCATCAGTAAAAACTGAATCGCAATCATCAAAAATTAACACATTCTTTGTGTCAGAATACTTGTACAGTTGAGTATACAAGCCCAATGCTGTCATAGCACCTTTAACAATTTGAAAACGCACACGTTTGCCTGCAAGCTTGTCAAACATACTTGCTTTCTCCATTTGTGTCTCAACACCATAAGATTTGCCGACGCCGGGCGGGCCTGAAACAATCATAGCACGTATATCACCATTGATACATGCACGTGACATTTCATCAAGTACCTCAAAACGAGTAGCAATACGGTCCATTGCTTCCTGTTCTGTTTCTTTAACTGCTTCTTTCTTAAACTCTACTACAGCATTAGCCATAACTTTATCTCCATTTAAAAATTCAATATTATCAATCGCATCTACTAAGATTTTAATCTCAGCACTACGACCCGGGAACTGACCATCATTTTTAACAGTCACATAACTACCTTTTTTACTTGTCTGAAAACCCTTAACAAGTGTAAACACTTCACCTTTAACTGCTTCATTACGATATGAACCTGACAAAATACGAACTGTAGACATAGCTTCTCCTGTGTGTTAATCAATCAATACAAGTATTATAGCATGAATGCCATTTATTGTCAAATTATGCTACCTTACGAAAGTACATGTAGGGCAAGCCCAAAGTATAGCACAAATACTCATCATCACCTTGGGTGTCCTCAGCTTCGTGGATCCAGCGAATTGCTGTTGCACGGTCTCTGGCACCTGAAAAGATTAGGTCATCAACCCTTTTCTCAAAAGAGAACATTGCATTTTCTTGTGCCGCAACACGGATCTTTTCTTCACGGTCAATGACCTCACCCAACTCTTTAAACTCGGCCTGAAAGTCTGCTTCAGTCCAGGCAGAAGTATCAATACCTCGGGGACGAATGCCAAAAGCATCTTTATACATATCCCAGTAGATGCTGGAATACTGCTCTAAAGTTGTCAATTCTTCCCAAGATTTGAATTCTGTAGTCATTTCGTAGTCCTTTTCTTTACTGTCTAAGATTCTATTATAGCGCCAAATCCATTTATTGTCAAATTTTGGCTATCAAACTAGCATGAATTTCATTCATTTCTGACTGTTCCACGTAGAAATCACTCCTAGGATCGTAGTATTGGCCTTCTTTGTTGTCATAATACAACACTCTTCCGGAGAAATTGAACGGTCCTTCTAGACCGTTACGTGGACCATACTTTGTACGCATTTCGTCCATCTGATATTTGTCAGCAACAACTTTGTAACCCATAAGACCCTTTCAACTGAATAAAACTCTATTGTATACTAAAAGCCATTTATTGTCAAATTTAGGCTACCGACCAATTTAGTAACTGAAAGTATTGTAATTCATCATACTTTTTAGGGTAGCATGTAGCTTCAATACGTAATTGACCATTAGTAAAAATCTTATCCCAAATATGCTTTAACGGATTCTTTGGTTCGATTGTAATCAAATGAGCATTGTCATTGTTATCCTTTAACCAATATTCAAAATGTTTTACCCGTTTGTTGGTTTTGTAAAAACTTGTAACAGGAGTTAGTGTAGTGATTTTTTTAACACTATCTATCTTACCAAAATTAGTTATTTCTACATTAACTTCTCTTTTGAACTGGTCGAATTGAACATCATATTCGTAGAACTCAGGCAATCTATAAATGAGTGGTAACAATTCTTCTGTGACTTTTTTGCCATCACCATGAATAAATTTATTTAGGTCTTGTCTATAGGCGGATAACTTAACACTTTTAAGAGTCCATAACATAATTTTTTTGCTGAAATAATCTCTTATCTCATTAGCACGAATCCTGTCAGGTTCTTCTATTTTTCTGAATAAGTTATCATCTAATAATGTAGTAATACCAGTTTGTATTGATTCATTTTTTGTATCACGCAATCGTTTCCAAGCAACACTTAATGCTAATATATCTTCAGTGGCTTCTATTACTTCATATCTTTTTACATAGTCACTTCTATTAATGTTTTTAAACAAATTATTAAGATAAGTATCATCCAACGTAATAGATGAGTTATGTGATAATGAATTTATAGATAACGGGCTTATAGAGTGCGGACTGATAGAATTCATCCCACTACCTCCAGATCCAGTCAATGTTATTGTGTTACTGCTATATGTATTAGCCAATTGTGATATCCTCCATGCCTGCTGTGCGTAATCTTACGATATGTCCCATTTGCCATTGTTTAGCTTCAAGGCCCTTCATTATACCTAACCAACGATTGCGTAGTAATGCTACTTCATTGATAAGTGTTTCAAAGTCAACTACTTCATCCTCACCATCAACATACTTCTCAGCATCACGGCTTGTCAATGCTCTATTATACGCTTCTAAGTATTTTTGAAAATGCTTTCGGCGAATTTTCCGTAATTGAATATTGAGATAATTTAATACTGCTTCTATCTCTTGTAGTTGGTTAAATCTATGTTCTGTGATTCCGGGTAATGCGGCAATATTCTTTTCAAGATTGCCGTATACCTTTACATCACTTTTTGCGGAAATTATTTCATTGTCATAGTGTGAAATAAAATCGGGTATCACAACTAAATTAGCGGTGATCCTTGTATACCAATTTGACATTTAATTCCAATCGTCTTGGTCTTCGTCTTCTTCTTCGTAGTCATCTTCAACATCATCGTGTTGTTCCGCATAACCTTTCAATGCCTTAAGCACTTCCTTGTCGCCTTTGAACGCATCTTTGATATCGTCGGTTTCGTAGTTGTTGTCAATCAATAGATTGATAAGTGTATCTGCGGCATCACTACGGTCATTGAAATCAATGTGTGTGCGTAGTGCATCCCAAACTTCAGCAACAAAATCTAAACTCATTCTGTACCCTCCTCCTCAGGTGTTACAGTACTTATCTTTGTAGATGATTTTTGACTATACTCGCTCATTACTATATCTAAGCAACCGTCAGTATTAGCTTCCCATCCTTTACGAAACTTCTTAATAATTTCACCATCAAGTGTTGTGTAGACAAGACTGTTACCTTCTTTCTTAACAAGTTCGGCCTTCTCAATCATATCTAGTAGACCTGAATAGGGACTCATGCCTGTTTCATAAGGAATCTTAACTTGAACAGATTCAAATGGTTTCGCATAGCGAGTTTTCATAATCTTACATGCGGCACGAATACCTCGTACATCACTAATCTTATTACCATCTTCATCTTCTTTAAGTTTTAGTTTCTTCATAGCAACTACAATACTTGATGCGTAAACGAA